AATCAGCAGAAGCGTTGTATCGGAACTACGTCACGTACTGTATGGCACACAACGTGGAGCCGGCGGCTGCGGCTGCTTTTACCGATGAGTTCCGGGCGCTGCTGGATCGGATCAGACGGGAGATATTGTAATGGCTGAGATATCCATCAGGTTGGAGGGGTTCAAAGAAGCTCTTGCCGTGCTCGATCCGAAGATAGTGCGTCAAGCCGGTCGTGCTTCCATCGATCGCGCAACCAGGTCCGGTCGTACAGTGGCCAGCGAAGAGATCCGTAATGTGTGGAACGTCAAGAAGGCCGACCTCGATCCGCGCATTCAGATCCGGCCGCCGCGTATGGATGATATGAGGGGTGTCATCAGCATCAGCGGTAAAGGCATGTCGTTGTCATTTTTCGAGGCAAAGCAAATCACCGCGTCAAGTTCAATCACCAGGACAAAAAGCGGCCTGAAGTCAAAGAGTTTGTTAGTGGGACCGAATAAGCGGGGGAAAGATATAGTCACTGGCGTGTCAGTCAAGGTTATTAAGGGCGGCTTCACGGTTCTTTATCACAACGCCTTCATGGCGAAAGTAGCGGCGGGGAAGAGTGGCAGCCATATCGGCGTATTCCATCGCACAACTAAAAAGCGGATACCGATTGAGGAAAACAACGTCATTAGTATCGCCAGTATGGCGGATCGTCCGGAGGTTATGACGCGTATCGTGGCCCGTGTCCAGGATGTATGGACAAAAGAATTCCCGCGTCAACTGCAATACTTTTTGTCAAAGGCCTCTAAATGAAAGTGTGCCGGCATCAACACAATGACAATTCTAGTCATTCATTAAAAAAGCGGGTCCTTCCTGACAGAACAATCCACTGCGGGCGGGCAAGCTCGCAGGCTATGCGTATGGTTCAAGTTTTTCAAGGTCCGGAATATCGGAAAGGTTCGGTAAGTATGGAAAACAGTAGTTTTGCGGTTGATACGCTTCCGGCCGTGGCGCTGGCGGTTCTGGCGCCTGAATTTCTGGACTCGGCGTATGTCCGCGCGGATCTCCTCCGCCGGCTGCATGGTGATCGGGCCGCGTGCCCGGATTGTGGCCGGGATATACCGACCGGCAAGGGTATCGCGGCATTTTGGGAAGAACGGGCGGTGCGGTGCGGCGGCTGCGGCCGGCACTTCGACGCGCGGACCGGGACCATGTTGGAGGGTACGCGCCTGGACTGCCGCACGGTGTTTGTGCTGGCGCTGCTGTTGGGGCTCGGGCTACCGGCCCGGCAGGTTGCGGCACGCCTCGGCCTGCACGAGACGACCGTGCGCGACTGGCGAGACCGCCTATCACTTGGCTCGCTGGCTTCTATACCATCCATAGGGGTAGGGACCGCGGCGCGGCGGGGGCGGGGGAACGGGATATGGAGTTGATGGTTTATTATTTCTCCACGAAAAACAGAATATCTCCGTTTGTGGCGATGTTGAGTGATGGCGATTGGCCGGGCCGGGCCGCAATGGTGAAAACTGTGCGCGCGGGTATGAAACTGGGTAAACGGCTTGCTATTCCTGAGGAAGTCGAACTTTGGCAGCGTAGCACCCGGTGTGTGGCTATCACGTGGCCTTCTGTCAAGGATCTGCTGTGGGATCATAAAGCGGGATTGCTGGAAGGGTTTTACGCTGGATTGGTTGCCAGCCTGAGAAAACATAGCCGGGAAATAAAAGCAAATCTTGGTGTGGTCGAGCAAAAGAGAATAACAAAAAGCGCTGAGCGGGAAAAAGTCATGATGGTTGTTCGTGAAAACAGACTCAGGCGTAAAGCCGCTGCTGATCCATATACAGACTCGCTCGAAGTATTTGAAGCGGCGTAATCCATACACGGAGACAATACCATGCACATAACCATCAAAAGAAACGACTTTCACGCCGTGCTCACCCGCGCCTCGGCGGTGGCGCCGAAACGCCCGTCTATCCTGATCCTGTCACACGTCCTGCTGCGGGTTAGCGGTGAAAACCTGTTCGTCTCGGCAACCGACCTGGAGATATCCATCCAACTGCCATGCCTCCTGATCCACTGCGAAACACCGGGGTGGATTGCGCTGCCGGCGGCGAAACTGAAAGACCTGGTGGAAATGCTGCCTGACGAAACCGTTGAATTGCGGCTGCTGGATAACTTCCGCGCTGAAATAACATCAGGTGAACATGTATCGCGGCTGGCCGGAATGGACCCGCTCGGATTCCCCTCGTTTTCTCCGGCTGAAGAGGCTGAATGCAGCCCAATCCACGCCGATGACCTGCACCGGATCATCAAGGCCGTCTCCCATGCCATTAGCAGCGACGCCTCCGCGCTCCACCTGAACGGCATATTTTTCCAGGCCGAAAGCGACATGCTCTGCGGGATCGCCACCGACGGGCACCGCGTCTCTATGGCCGGCAAACGTATTGACGACATATCGGATTGGGGCCGGCTTGCCGGCGGCGTGATTGTCCCGCGCCGGGGTGTCGAAGAAATCAAGCGCCTTCCGTCCAGCAGGATCGATCTCTACGTCGGGAAATCTTCACTGGATCTTCTCCAGTGTGACACCTCCCTGCTGGTGCGGCTGGTTGACGGTACGTACCCCGCGTGGCGGAACTATATCCCGAAAGACTACAAATCCTTTTTCACAGTCGATAGTGGCGCCCTTATCGATGCCGTCAACCGGGTCAGTTTGCTGTCTGATGGCGGCTCGGTCCGGTTTGAGGCCAAGGACGAGACGCTATTCCTCTACGCCGAATCCGCCACAAACGAGGCTATCGATTCTATCTCGTATATCCCGGGCGGAAACTCCGAAGAGGAATTATCGTTCCGGTTCAACTCCCGTTATCTCCTGGACGCGCTCGGCTCTCTGGGCGGTGGATATGTTGTTTTCAAATACCGCGACGCTAATTCCCCGTTTTTGCTTTTCCCGGCTGATTACGGCCGGTGGGATGAGCGTATGGAGCTGGTGCTGCCGTTGCGGGTGTAGGAAAATAATCGAGGGGGGATTTATGAAAATTAAGGCAATCAGTTTATGGCAACCGTGGGCCAGTCTAATTGTGACTGGCGCAAAAACATATGAAACGCGGTCCTGGTATACGGGTTACCGTGGGCCTTTGGTAATTTGCTCCTCAAAAGGTGGGCTCCCGAAATGTGAAGAGAGAGACTTGATCGAGGCTTCATGGTTCAGTACGGCATGGAAGTTTCAGGGGGCACTGTCTCCGCTGATTAACAAGCCGTTTTCCATGGATCTGGAGATGAACCACAATCACGAATGGCCTGGCGTAAAAATCGGGGATTTGCCGCGCGGTATGGCCCTTTGTATTTGTGATCTGGTTGCGTGCATCCCGACTGGAAAGCTTGCGCAGGATGATTTTTATGCTGAGCGGTGGTTCGGTAATTATGAAACCGGTCGATATGCCTGGCAGCTCAAAAACGTCCGGCCATTCCCCGCGCCTTTTGAGGTAAAGGGTAAACAAGGTTTTTTCGAGGTTGAAGTGCCGGAGTTGTGCTGTGAAAAGCACGGAGTTGAATACCATGTGCGTGGCGGATGTGTTGAATGTTGGAAGGAAAATCGGCAAAAAGGGGAAAGGTGATGGGCATGGGAAAAATAATCAGTAAACGCGACAAGGTCATTACTGTTGAGGTTTTGGCGGGTGGTACTTACGCGGCGGTAGGCGAAAAAAACGGAATTTCCTCTGACCGGGTTGGTCAAATTGTGCGGCATATCGTCAGGAGATTTGCTCGGGATTTTTACGATCGGTCGTTTAGTGATAGCGGCTCATTTGATATCGGTGCATTGCGTGAAAACTCAGCAGAGATCATCAAGCGGATTCAACAGGGATAACGTATTTAGCTGTGCTGTGAAGCGCAGCGTAATCAGCACCAGCGTCTAGTTATAGTGCGTTGGTGCAATCAAACGGAGGATAGACAAAATGCAAGATTTCAGCGCGGCGGTAAATACAGCAATGCAAGCAATGATCGACAACGGCAAGATCGAAGAGATCATTAAAGCTAAACTCGAAAAGACCGTGGAGAGTGCCATTGATGATGCACTCCGGAGCTACTCTGATTTTGGCAAACAGTTGTCAAAGCATATTCAGGACAGCTTGAAGGTCGATGTCTCCAACGTCAATCTTCAGGAGTACGGCAAAACGGTTCTTGGCCTGGTTGAGGGGTTGGTGAATAAGCACATCGAACGAGCAGCACAGGGTAAGCTTTTGGAACAACTCAACGAACTCTTTGAGTCGCCACCTGCAAAAGTGACTCTTCAAGAGTTGATTGATTCGTATAAGGGAGAAGAAGAGGACGAGGCCCACCGCGACGGCCACGAATACTGCGGCCTGGTAATAGAAAAATCCGATTATGACTATCTGTATNNTCCTGCCCACAATGCTGCACGGTATGGCTCGGCGGCTGTATCAGATGTATTGCTCCGGGACGCTAGTGAATATCGACTCGCTGAACGAAGATGATTACGAATTGCATTACAACTGGGTGGATTAACGGAAAGTACTATAACGACTAAGCGCACCGGCAAGCGGAGCGAAAAACAGTCGGCCCAGAACGGAGAGAATATGGCGACAATGACAATTGAAGCGTTTAACGAGATGAAGCGGCATGTCGAGAAGATGCAAGGGCCGTCTGTTTCCGCCGGCTTGTTATACCCTTTCGGTGGATTGCCCATATTTGACAGTCTTCTGATGACTGAAACGGAAACGTACAGCGTCACGATTGAATTGACATTCCGACAACGTTGGATTGATCCGATCAGCACATTTCTGAATTTTCAGACGATGCCATTTGAGCCGTGGGTAAAGACCCGTGTTGAAATCAGAACTCGGCAAATTCCATCCCGGCAGATATTCCAGACTCCACAAGGGCTGTTCATGCACCCTGCCATGAGGCGTGAAGTCGAAAAGAAACTCCGAAGTGTGACTGAAGATACGGTGCCACCGTTTCGGAATCGCTACGGGGTATAACGCCAAGCACAGCGGCGGAGCTTGCGCAGTCCGCTGCTGCGGAAGTTATACCAATATCAATATAGGGGAGCAAGCATGTACCAAAAACTAGGCAATGAAATCGGCAAACTGGTCCAGGAAAAACAAGCCGCATACGGCGATTCGTTCGGCAAGGCCGGAAACATTCTCCATCAGCTCTACCCGGACGGTATCCGTCCGGATCAGTACGACGATGCGCTCTGCGTGGTGAGGATTATCGATAAACTCTTCCGGATCGCGACAAAAAAAGACGCCTTCGGTGAGAGTCCTTATCGTGATATCGCCGGATACGGTCTACTCGGCAGCGCGCGGTCGGAATGTGTAAAAGAGGTCTCCGCCCCATGAAATACAACTTCCCTGCAACCAAATTCGTCAAAACCAATACGATTCAGCAGCAGATAGAACATGTCCTGTCCGAAGCACAAGAGGTCAAAGACGCTTTTGAGGCTGCCCAGAACGGTACCGGCTCGGTCGAACATCTGGATATAGAGCTGGGTGACCTTTATCACTCCCTGGAATCCCTGTTCCGCATCAAGGCCAGAATTGACGGCAAACCGGATGTAACACTCGTGCTGCAGCAGGTATTCGATAAAAACGATGAACGGGGATACTACGAATGACCGCGAAAAAAGAAACCTTCCAATACCGGATACACCCTCAATTCCGCCTCAACATGGGTGAAATCGTGGTTGACAACTTTGCCGGCGGCGGTGGCGCTTCCACCGGGATTGAGGCGGCTATCGGCCGGCCTGTGGATATCGCCATAAACCATGATCCGGATGCGGTGGCAATGCACGAGGTAAATCATCCCTGTACAAAACATTTCTGTGAATCCGTTTGGGATGTCGATCCAGTCGAGGCATGCGCGGGGCGTCCGGTTGGGTTGGCGTGGTTTTCTCCGGATTGCAAGCATTTCAGCAAAGCTCGTGGTGGTACTCCTGTCAAAAAACAGATTCGAGGGCTGGCGTGGGTTGTGTTGAAATGGGCTGGAAAAGTGCGCCCGCGCATCATCATGCTTGAAAATGTCGAGGAATTTACCACCTGGGGACCAGTCAAAAAAGATGAAAGCGGGCAGGAATATCCATGCCCAAAGCGGAAAGGAAAAACCTTTCAGGCATTTAAAAAGGCGTTGCGTAAGCTCGGCTATCAAGTTGAGCACCGCGAACTTGTCGCCTGTGATTATGGTGCTCCAACGTCACGCAAGCGCTTCTTTTTGGTGGCTCGGTGTGATGGTACCCCTATTTCGTGGCCTGAACCGACCCACGGAGACCCGAAGAGCGCGGAAGTGAAATCCGGGCAGCTCCTTCCGTGGCGGACGGCGGCAGAGTGTATTGACTGGACACTGCCTTGCCCTTCGATATTCCTGACCAAAGAAGAGGCCAAAAAACATCGTGTCCGGCGTCCGCTGGTGGATGCTACGCTCCGCCGGATTGCAAAAGGGGTTATGCGGTACGTTGTTAATGCTGCTGACCCGTTTATTGTCCCGCTCACACACCAGGGAACTCGTAAAAATCACAAAATCAAGGAACCATTCAGAACTATCACCGGTGCGCATCGTGATGAATTGGCACTGGTGTCTCCTCACCTGATTGGAATAGATCACCGGGGGAGCGGTGATTCCGCCGTCTGGGGGCCGGGCACCCCTGTGACAACAGTCACGTCGGAAGCGCGTCACGCCCTGGTCTGTTCTTTTTTTGCAAAACATTATACCGGGGCCTGTGGCTCCTCTGCCCTGGCACCGCTAGGCACCGTAACCTCTATTGATCATCATTCAGTTGTTGCTGCGAACCTGGTCCGGCAATTTGGCAAAAGCGTTGGTTCCTCCTGTGAATCGCCTGTCGGCACTATAACAGCCGGCGGGGCGGGTAAAACGGGGCTTATCTCCTCATGTCTCGTAAAGCTTCGCGGAACCTGCCGGGATGGGCAAAAGGTTGATGCGCCGCTGCATACCATTTCGGCTGGTGGTCTTCATTTTGGAGAGGTCCGGGCTTTTTTGTTGAAGTATTACGGCTGTGATCAAAACCCGAACCTTCGGGAACCTCTCCATACGATAACCACAAAAGACCGGTTTGGGATTGTAACGGTCAAAGGTGAAGATTTTTATATTGCAGATATAGGTATGAGGATGTTTTCGCCTCGGGAACTGTTCAGGGCTCACGGTTTTCCCGAGGATTACATTATTGATCGCGATGCCCGTGGAAACAAAATTTCCGGGACAGAACAGGTTAACCGGGTTGGAAACTCGGTTCCTCCGGCATTTTCAGAGGCAATGGTTTTGTCTAACTACGTCACTCCGTCTGCCATATCGAGGGCGGCATGACCACCGCACAAGACCAACTAACCGCCGCCCTCGATCAGCAGGAAGCAACCCTCCGCGCTGCCGCCGATGACGCCCTGGACCGCGCCCAGCGCAAGCCGACACAGGAAAACCGCAAGGCTCACAAAGCGGCGGAAGCAGCGCTCCTCCAGTTCATCAAGGATCGCCACGGACCGGAAACGGAAGAATCCTTCAAAGGCCTGCCGGAGGTGCTCGCATACCTGGAAAACGAAGGATGGAAAATCGGTAAAACCAAGCTCTATGACGATTTCAGTAACCAGAAGATCAAGGCTGAAAAAGACCGCTCAATCCGGCTTTCCTCGGTGCTGGACTATGCCCGTGTCAACCTCCAGAAAAACGACGGCACCAAGGGCGGCGACGCGGTCACCCTGCAGGAAGAAAAGCAGCGGGAGGAAATGCTCCGTACCCGTATCGACCGCCAACAGCGGGAACTGAAATACAAAGAGGCCTCCGGGGAGCTGATACGGAAATCGGACGTTGAAGGGGCGCTTGCAAAGCGGGGGATATACCTCAAGACCGATTTCAAAAATATCTTCCGGAGCGGCGCCGTTGAAATCATCAAGCTGGTCGGCGGAGATCCGCAAAAAGCGCCGGCGCTGATCTCCTACGGCTGCGGGCTGGTTGATGAGGCGATGGATAGATATACCCGCCCGATTCAGGGCTTTGAAGAGGATTGATGTCCGCAACCGCCGCCGCATACGCCTGGATGCCTGAACCGCCTCTCCAGAATTTCAACTTCTTCCCTGGAGAGCTGGAGGTATTCCAGCAGAAAGAACCGCTCCCGAATGGCGCTGCCGATTGGGCGGAGCGGCACTATGTCGTCTCTCGCTCGTCCCGGCCCGGGCCGTGGCGGCACAAAAACGCCCCGTACCTCTACGGCCTCCTGAAAATGTACTCCCTGCCGTGGGTGCGGGAAATGGCCCTCCCGAAAGGTTCCCAATCTGGAGGATCGGAATTCATCTACGTCACGCATGGCTNNGCATGGCTATGATATCGATTACGACCCGAACGACACCATTTTTGTCATGCCGTCGCGCGAAACAGCCAAAGACGTCTCGCTGGACCGTGTTGACGAAATCTATAAATCCTGTGATCCGCTCCGGAAGCTGAAAAGCAAAAATCCTGACGATCAGGGCATCACCCGTAAAAAAATGAAAACCGGAATCGTCTCCTATTTCGCCTGGGCGGGCTCTGATCCGGCGCTGGCCAGCAAGCCGATCAAATATGCGAAAATCGACGAAACCGATCTTATCGGCCAAAGATCTATCAACCTGGTTCGCGCCCGCTTCCGGACATATCAGTATGAGTACAAACTGCTGTTGGTATCAAAAACATCGGTGGAGACCGGGCCGATCTGGGAGGCATTCAACGGGTCGCATGTCAAATATGATTATAAAGTCGCCTGCCCCCATTGTGGACACAAACAGGCAATGGCCTTCGCTCAATTCCGCTGGACTGACGGAGTTACCGACCCGAAGAAAATCGAGATAACCAAAGACGCCTGGTATGAGTGCGAAGCATGCAACAAGCCATGGGATGAATATTTGCGGGATCAGGCCGTGTATGCCGCCATGTACGACGGCTGGACGCCCCGGCAATACTGCGCGGCCTGCGAAGATGTCGCCATGGTGGAAGGCATCTGCCCTCGCTGTGGCGAAAGCGAAACCGCCCCGCTGCCGGAATTCCCGGAAAAGATCGGCGCGCACCTCCCGGCGTTTTATAGCCCATACGTACCGTTTTACACCATCGTTGCCGACTACCTCCGTTACCTGGCGGACCCGCACGGAAAATCCGACGATGACAACCCGCCCAATGCGGAAAAATTCTGGTGCGACGATTGCGCACTGCCCATGCCCGAATCACATGAAGGGGAAGTCCACGACGAGACCGCACTCTATAACCGCCGGGAGTCATACGGACCAAAAGGGGCGCTCTGGCAGGTTCCCATGGCCGCCGCGCTGCTTACCTGCGGCGTGGACGTACAGGGCAACCGCCTGGAACTGGAGATTATTGCCTGGGGAGATAAAAAAGAGACCTGGGGGATAGAAAACCGCGTCATCGGCGGCTCGCCTTCCAAAGCCGAAACCTGGGACGAGCTGGAAAAGTTTCTCGAAAAAACATACCAGCACGAATCCGGCGTGCCGCTGCGTATCGCGGCCATGGGCATCGACTCCGGCGGCCACCACACTGAAGAGGTTTATAAATTCTGTGCCAAATGGAAGCGCCGGCGCTGCTTTGCTTTCAAGGGCGCGAACGTGCCCGGCAAGCCNNGCCCGGCAAGCCGATCCGCAACAAACCGACGGAAGTCAAAAAACACCGGATCTATCTCTACACCGTCGGCACCGAAGCCGCGAAAGATAACGTCTCCGCCTGGCTTCAGAACGAACAGCCGGGACCATATTATCAGCATTTCCCGGAGGAATACGGATTCGAATATTTCCGGCAGCTCTGCGCGGAAGAACCAAAAAGCAAACGGGATTCGCGCGGCCGCATGGTCAGGGTCTGGCAGGTGCGCAAGGGCTACCAACGCAATGAGGCGCTTGATTTGCGGGTGCTCAACCTGGCCGCGTACGAGAATCTGAACCCGGATATGGAAAAACTATTGCTTGATCTTGGATCATCCGCCGCCGCGGTCGATGCAAATTCAAAACACTTCACACGGGAGGATAAACTTCTCCCGCTCAACAGAATCAGGTCACACCAGCG